GGCGTTTTCGGGGCAATTATTGCCCAGGTTCCGGGGCTCTGCTTCTCATAAACCCGGTATTTGTTGGCTCGCTGATGTCAGGCCAACGTCGTGTAAACAGTCCACATGTGAATACATGTATAAAGTCCCCCGGGCAAATAGATACTTTCCAAACTCCTCCCAAAAGAAACGCTTGAAAAAGCAAAAGGCTCGTGTGCGTCCCCCTCCCCCCTCCGCCCCAACCACGCCCCGCACCCCAAGGAGCACGTCACGGGTGCGCAACTCGCTCCAGTTAGCCCGCAATCCCGTCACCCACAAGTACCCAGGACTATTCTCTGCGCTGGGAGGCGCCTTAGGAACTGCCGCCGGCAGCTTCTTTGGTGCCCCTGGTGTCGGTAGGTCTCTGGGTAGTACTGCGGGAGACATCGTTTCCAAGATCACGGGATTCGGTGACTATGTGGTGTCAAACAATAGCATCATAAACAGTGCAACTGCGCCGACGTTCGTCAATAATGCAGAAGGAATGCGTATATGTCACCGGGAGTATCTCGGTGATGTTGTTGGAAGCAACGGTTTTGTGTGCACAGGCTACAGCATCAATCCTGGTCTGTCGTCCACATTCCCTTGGCTCTCCAAAATCGCGTCCAATTTTGACGAGTACGAGATGAAGGGTTTGGTCTTCGAGTATCGTCCAACCAGTGGTAATATTTCAACTGCCAGTCCAGCTCTGGGCACAGTTATTTATGCCACACAGTACGACTCGTATGACCCAACTTTCCAAACCAAGCAGCAGATGGACTCTTACCAATTTTCAAATTCTTGTGCTCCTTTTGACAAGATGCTACACGCTGTTGAGTGTGCCCCAAACTCTAAAGTCAACCATAAGGCCTATGTGCGTACGGCTGGTATCACACCTGGCTCTTTGCTTGACTATGATCTGGGGACATTTAACTTTGCTACGCAAGGGATGCCTTCGTCGTACACGTGTGGTGAACTTTGGGTAACATATGATGTGTGTCTCACCAAACCCAATTTGCAGATCACCCCGACCCCCGCCTTCTTGAACTTCCAGTATGTTGGATTGAGTTCGAATGCTACAATCGTTTATCCGAATGACAGTCCGTACTCTGTATGGGACTCCATATTGGATGACGGTCCGTCGTCGTTCGCAACCTCACCAAACATTTACATCGGAGGTGGGGCAGCATCGTGGTCCAATCAGTTGATCGGACTTAACGTTGGTGCTCTGCCAGGGCAGACGATCCGGTTCTATCAACGTGGCACCTTCGCGGTTTTCGTCAAGTTCACCGGAAGTGGCGTCTTGCATGACGCCACTCTCGTGGGTTCCACTTCTTTGATCAACGTGACAATTACTGGGGGGACCAACATCTCCAGCATCCTCTACGGAGGTAATGCCCCCTCGGCAGTGAACTGGGTCGGCGCACCCACAGCCGTCTCTGTAGACGGCTGTCGTGATCACTACGTCATCAGTGTAGCGACGTCGTCTGATACGACCGCTAATGACGTATTGTTCCAGGCGGCAACTGGCGTTGACTTCGGGGCCAATGGTAATGTCCATTCTTCAATCACCATTTACCCGATGTCTGCTGACGCCGCTGCCGTGATGCTCTGAGATTTGGAGTGGAGTCGCGAGACTTTTCTGAATGAAACATAGACGAGTGATGCGGGTTCTGATCAGGGTACCCCAACACCAGGGCTGACCACACAAAATATTTGCGTATTTCCCTCTCCAATGTCGTTGTTTCGTTTGGATCAAGCATGTGTGTGCAGAGACACTTTAGCCATTAGCATCTAGAAGACGGGAAGGTGGGGGGGAAGAGACAAAAAAATCAAAAACCCCAAAATCGACCCCCCCGCCTGATTGTCACTCCCCCACACATTTTATAGTCATTGTTTTATGTGAATGCCCTAGTACACTAGCTCTTGGAAAGCATGGTTTCCGTGCTTTATTTGACCGGGCGCCATTGGGCGTACCGCAGGAGTCTTGGGCTGGAGGAATGACGCACAAAAGTCCTACGGGCATCCCAGCGACAATCCAAAACCCAGGATCTTGCTAGCAGGAGTCGACGCGCGTCCGGCGCGTGTAGCACGTAGCACTAGGCTGAAACCGGTCGAACCCAGCGGCAAACCGAAGAAAACCGCCGAAGAAAGGGCCGACCGGAGGTTGAAGCTAGGGAACACCCCAAACCGAAAAATGGGTGTCAGAGACGTGCCAGAGTTACCGGCTGGTACCCCAGACCAACTGCTGAAGCAGGTTTGTTCAGAGGGTTACAAGATCGGTTTCCTCGTCCTCGAGCACATGCGCAGGTCTGTTGCAAAGACTGCCGCCAGTGCCAAACATAAGACCCGCCTGCGCTTGGCAGAATTCTACGTGGAGGCTTATGTTTCGACCACCAAGGCACAGGTCATGCAAACTGCGGCGCGGATGTCCTTTTTGTTCATGCCAGGTGGCTGCTTAATGGACATCATTTCACGTGTGTGGGATGAGATCTTCCCATCCCTGCGGTTCTACAACCATGCGATGCGTGAGTGGTGCGCAACAATGCAGTCCTGTGTCAGGTTGCTGAAGGAGGCGAGGAAGAAGCGAGAGAAAGAGGACCGTCTCGAGGAGGTCGAGAAATATCTCAGTCGGAAACCCCGTCTGCTGATTTCCGACATGGGGAAAAAGAATTGGAAGACGAAAGAGGAGAGGAGAACCAAGAGGATGGGTGAACCTGACCCCGACGTCGAGTCTGAGGAAAACGGCCTCAACGGTGAATTCACCGGGAAAGATGGCCCACGCCTTGGAACGGGTTTGGCTAGTGCCAGAACTCAAGCTGGGAACCCAGATGTGGCCACCCAGCCTGGGACGCCACGAACGTTCGTTGACAGTGAAGACGAATTCGAGGAGCAGGCCCTGCTGGCGCCGGCTGTTGCCGTTGCGCAAGACCCGCCGCGTCCCCCGCTTGTTCCCCCCTTGGACCTCGTCGTTCCGATTGACGGGCCCCCCCGAGAGGTTGTTGCACCCCAGGCTCAGGTCCAACCGCGTCGTACCAACCGACGCCCCCGGCAACGTGCTGGAGGCCAGGATGGCGTGGTGGATGCGCAGAATGCCGAAACCGTTGTACTGGAGGTGGTGCCTCCGCCCATTGAGGCGGAGATTGGTCTCCCTGATGTTAGTCCGCAAGCCGAACCAGCGCCAACCGCTCGGGTGAGTTTCGAGGCCCCGCCGTCAGAGGGGCCGAATAGGCTCATCGAGAAGAAGGTGAAGGAATTTGCGGACAAAATGGAGATCCAGCGAAGGGTCAGGATGATCGACGACAGGATCTTTGTCAAGCGTCGAGAGCCTGCTGACAAAATTGTGTTCAATTACGTTGACCATGGTCGCGTCGCTTTGCGCGAGGCGTATTTGGGAACCGATTTTGAATACAACGGAGTCTACCAGGAATTCCTGTCGACGGGCAACGTCACCCTGCACAAGATGCACGTGGGTATCCCTATCGGAATCTTGGGGGTGACGGTTGTCTGTCTCATTTTGCTCCAGTACTTCATGTTTGCGTTTTTTGCAAAAGCGTTGGCCGAGGCAACGCTGTTTGTATTGGTGCCGATGCTGTGTGTCTACACTTTCTTTTTGGGTTTTGCTGCGCGGTTCCTCTTCAAGAATCGGCGGCGCAGGGTGTATGCCTTTGCTGGCACGAGGCACACAATACCCTGTGTCGTTTGGTGTGGTTCGACGGAAGATGAGTTTGAACACGACTCTAAGTATGAAAAATACTGGAAGCGTGATTGTGTTCTACACTACGTTGAACTCATATTGGACAGGCAGGTCAGTGAGCGTGTCGACAACAGGCCGGTTTTGCAGAGGGAGACGGATCCCAAAGCTAACGGTCTGTTCTATGTCATGTCGCACAAATCACTTCGCATCGTGGACGGATTGCCACGGCCTGTGTGCATCGATAGCCAAATGGTAATCGAATTGGAGCACGCAGAGTCGTTCCATTTGCCGGTGGCGAGCAATTGGGATTCGGTCTACTCGAGTGTGACCAAGTTGTCCCGGTTCCCAACTTCAAATACCGAACCTGGGGCACCTGTTTACAGCAATGTAAACGCGGTCGCTTACGCCTACCACATGTTCCAGCACCACAGGTTTAGAATGCAAGACATAGCGGAGCCGGAAAACGGACCCCCAGGGTGAGGCCCACGCCACTCTGGGGAGCCTTAGTGGGCGAAGATGTAGCTAAAGATATGAATGAACCCGACGAAAGTCTGGCCATACTCATCAACGCTAAGGCTCTTCGCCGACAGAAGGCCAAAGGTAGACAACCCATGGGTTTCCTCCACCACTACGTCAGAGTGGTAGACTTAGTTGGAAACCCTCCACTTCCTTTTCTTCCAGACCTGAAGGATGTTTATGGCATCCTCTCAGCAGTCATCCATCGCTTCGGTAGGGAGATGCCGCCTGTGAAACACGACCGCGCCAAAGATTTCGAGTCTTTTGCAAAGGCGTTCATTGTACGCCACATTAGACCCGTCAACGTGGAGCGTGTCCCCTCCCTACAGAAATGGTTGGATGAATCAGAGAAATATAGTGATAGGCAGCGTGAGGTGCTTTTGAAGTCGATTATCGATTGTCACTTCAACAAAGATGGCAAGGGAAACTGGACGGAGTCATTCTTGAAGAATGAAAACCTTAAGGGAATCAAATACCCTAGAGGAATAAACTCATACGAAGACTTCGTCAAATGTCTGTATGGGCCCGTCTTCAGTGCAATAGACGAGGTGACCTTTTCAACCGAGACACGTGCTGGACGATTGTTCGTCAAGGGAACGCAGCCGTGTTCTTGGCCAGTTATGATGTTGAAAAGGTTTGGCGCGCGCCCTGTATGCGAGACCGATTTCACCAGTTTTGAGGCGCATCATCGGGATGTCTACGCGCACGTCATCGTTTTTTGGATGTGCCATATGACACGTGGCCTTCAAATGACAAACTTCCATCGCCGTCTGTTTGCCATTTTGGTCAAAGGCAATAATATTTCACGGTTCGGTTGCGTCACCGCGTCAATACCAGAGAGATTGATGTCAGGCGCAATGTGGACATCATCTGCCAACAGCATTTTGAACTGCCTGATCATGTTGTACATGTTCGCGCAGACCAACGTGCCCGAGGCCGATGTAGACGCAAAGGTGAAATATGCCTGGGACCATTTCAATGGCGTCTTTGAGGGTGACGATGGATTGTTTGAGGCCAAGGAAGATTTTCCTGAGGAGTTGATTGCGGAGATGGGTTTGCTCCTCAAGTTAAAGAAGCACCCCAATTATGGAGCAGCTGGGTTCTGCTCCATATATTGTCCGCTCGGGGCTGATAGGGATGAGGTTGTTGTAGACCCCATCAAGTTCATGAGGTCCTTCTTTGTCGTGCCACCAAAATACAAAGACGGCAGGCTATACTTGGACTTCATGAGGGCCAAAGCCATGAGTGCCTGTGTACTCTACGGTCAGGCCCCAGTGGTAGGTGCGTGTGTTCGTGCTGTTCTCCGCCTCACGCGTGGTAGGAACGTACGTGATTCCGTTATGTCTGAGTACAAGCGGTCGCACTATGTCCAATACTACGACCAGGCGCTTGCTGAGAAGCCATGGCATAAACCCTACTCACCAACCATTGACCAAAGGGAGGTGCTAAGTTCGATGATGGGAGACGAGCTCCGTGTTGACGCGCAAATTCGGATGGAACGCCAATTTGACCAATGGGACTGTGGGGCACCGCTTAGGCTGGATGTTACCCATCTCCTAGAGGCCATTGACGACGTGGGTTTGAGGCGCTTGGGCGGGGCTGGAGAGCCATTGCCCAGACACCACATACCCATCGTTTTGCGCGAGATTGTCGTGCGTGGGCAGTTACCTGTTGGGCCAATCGCGCCTGATGGTGTACAAATGAAGCGTGACGAAACACCAGATCGCCATCTCATACATGCACGCAGTATCATTCGGAGACGCTCGATCTTCCTCAAGGAGTTCATTCACCGTAGCGTGGATTGGGATGGTGTTAGAATGTGATCTAGCATTAGAATACAGATTCAGACCTTTCCCCCCCCCCTTTCTTTTGTCTTTCTAGAACCTTCTCCCCCTTTCTTTCTTCACTATTTTCTGATGTGTCGATTGCCACGTGGAACCTGGCATTAGAATGGGGGCCACGCCTTGTCCGGCCCATGCCGTAGGAGTCG